GATTGTTTTGGTTATGACCAGATGGAGTCAAAAAGATTTAACAGGTATGTTAATGAAAGCACAAAAAGAAACAAAATCGGATCAATGGGAAGTGATCGAGTTTCCTGCGATCATGCCAAGTGGAGATCCTGTCTGGCCTGAGTTTTGGAAGTTAGAAGTATTAGAAGGTGTCAACGCATCGCTTAGTGTTGGGAAGTGGAATGCCCAGTGGATGCGAAATCCAACTTCCGAAGAAGGAAGTATTATTAAACGTGAATGGTGGAACGTGTGGGATAAGGATTATGTACCTCCCTTACAACACGTCATTCAAAGCTATGATACTGCTTTCTTGAAAAAAGAAACAGCCGATTATAGTGCTATTACGACCTGGGGTGTATTTTATCCAGATGCAGATAGTTCAGCTAATTTAATATTATTAGATGCAGTCAAGGAAAGACTAGAGTTTCCTGAGCTAAGACGTAAAGCACTGGAGCAATATGCTTATTGGAAGCCAGAAACAATTGTAATAGAATCGAAAGCTTCAGGCTTGCCTTTAACCTATGAATTGCGTAAGATGGGGATACCCGTGGTTAATTTCACTCCTTCCAAAGGAAATGATAAACACGCAAGAGTAAACGCCGTAGCACCACTATTTGAAAGTGGTATGATTTGGGCGCCTGAACAAAAGTTTGCAGAAGAGGTAATTGAGGAGTGTGCTGCGTTTCCTTATGGAGACAATGATGACTTAGTTGATTCGATGACGCAAGCGGTCATGCGATTTAGACAAGGAGGATTTGTATCTCACCCAGAAGACTATGAAGACGAGCCACTTCTACAACAGGAGATAAAATATTATTAATGTCGATTTTAAAATTATTGTTTGCACTTAATCCAAAAAACTTAAAGCTTATGAAAGCGGAGAAAATGACTCCTGATATGGCAAATGAAATTGATTCCTTTTTAGGAAAAATAGGTGCAGTAGTTAATATTGGAAAATACAAGCTTACTCCTAAACAAGCAAAGTTTTGGGTAGATCAAAGAAAAGAACTTACAAGATACGAAAACAAATTAAAAGAACTACAAGATAAAAATAAATTAAAAAAAAGAGAAGGTATAAAAACTTTACCTGAAGCAGATGTTATAGATTTTCCTGTTAAACCAAAACCACCAGAAGGAGAACCTTTTGCAATTGGTGGTAGAGTGGGATTTAAGAAAGGTGGCAACTATTGGTTAATGGTTCAAGAAGCATACGATGCTGCAGGAGGAGAAGAACAAACAGGATTAAGTCTTTTTGATTTTGCGAATAAATATTTTCCTAAGATGGCGGACGGCGGATCAATAGGAATGAATGTAGATGGCTATAAAAAAGGTGGCTCCGTCAAAAAATCATTGTCAGAAAAAATTATAAATCTTTTAGGTGGCAAAGATGCTACCGCAGCAGAATTAGGATTATTGGGTATGGAACAATTATATAATTTACTTGGATTACCTTTTTATGCAAACGGAGGTGCAGTTGGTATGCCTCCAATATCTACCTCAGATCCTAAGCAAGCAGGAAAAATTATTATAGATTCTTTTTTAGGAAGTAGTGTTGAAAATATTCCTCTTTATCAAGGAAACGGTTTAGGTATTACAGCAGGTATTGGACTTGGTAATCAAAGACCTTTTGACTATGGTGTTGGTTTTAACTATGGTAATTTTCAAGGTGGAGTTCAGATGAATCAAGGAAACCCTTCTTTTGGCATTGGTTACAGAAAAGAATTTTCAAATGGAGGAGGAGTAAAAAGCGGCCCACCACCTGAAAGAGGACCTAATCCACAAGGACTTGAAACTTTGTTTCAAAAAAGATAGGATATAACCATGTCAGAAATAGATAAATCGTTACCCAATAGTCGTACAGAAATTGAAATTCCAGGAGAACAGGAAATTCAAGAAGGTATTGAACAAGAAATTGAAAGTGAATCACAAGAACAAGGACCTGTAGAAATAACTCCTACAGAAGATGGAGGAGCAGAAATTTCTTTCGACCCTAAAGCAATGGGACCAAAAGAGGGAGCTCAAGATCATTTTGCTAACCTTGCAGATTTTTTAGATGAGGATGTATTAGATCCTGTCGGAGCAAAATTAACTTCAGATTATTTAGACTATCGATCTTCTCGAAAAGATTGGGAAGATACTTATAAAAATGGTTTAGATCTTTTAGGATTTAAATACGAGAGACGAACAGAACCTTTTAGAGGTGCATCAGGAGTCAATCACCCTGTACTAGCAGAAGCAGTAACCCAGTTTCAAGCACAAGCTTATAAAGAATTATTACCAGCAGACGGACCTGTACGAACACAAATCTTAGGTATGATGACACCTGAGAAACAAGACCAAGCTGCTCGAGTTAAAGACTTCATGAATTATCAGATCATGGATCAAATGAAAGAATATGAAGCTGAATTTGATCAAATGTTATTTTATTTACCTTTATCAGGATCTACTTTTAAAAAAGTTTATTATGATGATTTATTAGGTAGAGCTGTTTCTAAATTTGTTCCTGCAGATGAATTAATCGTTCCTTATTCTGCAAATTCTTTAGAAGATGCAGAAGCAGTTATCCATGAAATTAAAATTTCCGAAAATGATTTACGAAAACAACAAGTATCGGGTTTCTATAAAGATATAGATCTTGCAGAACCTTCTATGAATACAGATGAAATTGATAAAAAAGAACAAGAGTTAGAAGGCATCAAACAAACGAAACAAGATGATATTTATACTTTATTAGAGTGTCATGTAAATTTAGATTTAGAAGGTTTTGAAGATGAAGATTCAAATGGTGAGCCCACAGGTATTAAACTTCCCTACGTTGTAACAGTTGAAAAAGATTCTAGAAAAATTTTATCTATTCGAAGAAATTATCAACAAGGGGATATGAAAAAAAATAAAATTAATTATTTTGTTCATTTCAAATTTTTACCAGGTTTAGGATTTTATGGTTTTGGTTTAATTCACATGATTGGTGGATTAACAAGAACAGCAACTTCTGCATTAAGACAACTTTTAGATGCTGGTACCTTAAGTAATTTACCTGCTGGATTTAAAACCAGAGGTTTACGAGTTAGAGACGATGCACAACCATTACAACCTGGTGAATTTAGAGATGTAGATGCACCAGGTGGTAATATTAGAGATGCATTTATGACACTTCCTTTTAAAGAGCCAAGCAGTGTTTTATTAAATTTATTAGGAGTGGTTGTATCCGCGGGCCAACGTTTCGCGAGCATTGCTGATGCACAAGTGGGCGACATGAACCAACAGGCTGCCGTGGGCACAACAGTGGCACTCTTGGAGCGCGGATCGCGTGTCATGTCTGCTATTCACAAACGATTGTATGTGGGACTGAAACAAGAATTTAAATTATTAGCAAATATTTTTGCTACTTACTTACCTCCTATTTATCCTTACGATGTACCAGGAGCACAAAGACAAATTAAAGCAACTGATTTTGATGCAAGAGTAGATGTTCTACCTGTGGCAGATCCCAATATCTTTTCACAAACACAAAGAATTTCTATGGCGCAAACCCAATTACAATTGGCTACCTCAAATCCACAACTACATAATTTATATCAAGCATATCGATCTATGTATGAAGCAATTGGTATTAAAAATATTAATTTAATCTTACCACCCCCTCAACAACCGATGCCAATGGATCCTTCTTTAGAACATATCACTGCTTTATCGGGAGCTCCTTTTCAAGCTTTTGGTGGTCAAGATCATAAAGCACACATTGATGCACATTTGAACTTTATGCAATTGAATATGGTAAAAAATAATCCTGTAGTTATGAGTGCTATTCAAAAAAATATTTTACAACACATTTCTTTAATGGCTCAAGAACAAGTGCAATTAGAATTTGTAGAAGAGTTACAACAATTACAACAAATGCAAATGCAGGCACAACAAAATCCACAAATGGCACAGAACCCACAATTCATGCAAATGTCTCAAAATATTTCCATTAAAATTGAATCAAGAAAATCTCAATTGATTGCCGAGCTTATGAAAGATTTTGCAGAAGAAGAAAATAAAATTGTTTCTCAATTTGACTCAGATCCATTATAAAAACTTAAAACAAGAGAAGTTGATTTACGTGCAATGGAAAATGAACGTAAAAAACAAGAAGCACAAGATAGAATTAATCTAGATAAGATGAAAGCTATGATGAATCAAATGAATCAAGAAGAAAAACTAGATCAAAACGAAGATTTGGCTGAACTGCGTGCTAAAACATCTCTTGATAAAACAATATTGACAGCACAATTAAAACAACAATGACCATAGCTAGGACACAAATGAGAAAACAAATTACAAGAGGACCTAAAAAAGTTGCAAAAGTGATGCGAGAATTCAAAAAAGGAAAACTTCACAGTGGAAAATCAGGAAAAATTGTAAAAAATCCAAAACAAGCGATTGCAATTGCACTTTCTGAAGCCAAAATGAGTAAAAAGAAGAAAAAATAATGATACCTTGGGGATTATTAGGCTCTGGATTAAAAGCTGGTTTTGAAATTTATCAAAATAAGAAAAAATCTGAAGTTGCAATGTCTGAAGCTGCTCTTTTACATGCAGAAAAAATGAAAAGAGGTGAAATTGAGTACCAAGGTAAGGTATTTGAAAATCAAAAAAACGATTGGAAGGACGAATT